TAGCCTTGCATTGCCCCCCGGCCCGGATCAAACTCTCTATACAAATCTCTGCCTGTTCTGGCTTTATCAGGAGCTTCCGCTAACAACTGTGCATATACATCTCTTACACTATTAGTTCCATAAGCTGCTAATCTAGCTTCTTTGTCTTTTAAAATATCTGCTTTACCGTCAATTTCTTGTACATCTGTATCTACCGTAGAAACAAAAGGGTCAGCCTGTGTATCAAAAGGACTAGCAAGAGAAGAAATAGGTTCTTGCTTAATAGGAACCATAACAGGTTCTTTTTGTTTTACTATAGGCGGAGCAGGAGTCACAGGAGGCTGCGCTCTAGGCACATCAAAACCTGCTGGCTGTGCAACAGGAGTAGTAGCCGCAAGACGTTTCTCTTCCCTAACAGGAACACGAGTACGACCAGTCTTTACTTTAGTACCTATTGCCATTATCGTTCTCTCTGTACGCCTTTAGCTTTTTCTACCGTTCGCATTGCACCTAGTCCTAACATACCCATAAGCACAGTAGTGAGCAGGGAGCTGTCAACAGGAGGAACAGTAAACCATATACCTAAGATGGGTGATAAGATAGTAGAGTACATTAACGCAAAACCACAAATCCATCCTATAGCGGGTCTCCACCCGGCTACAAACATGTTCTTATGAGCCGCCTCTACCTTATTGACTTCTAACTGACCCTTAGCTAACTCCTGAGCATGTCGCTCTGCCATTGTACTAATCTCATGGGCTAAGGCATTCTTAGTATCTTTATCTTCAATAAATTTATCTAACAAACCAGTAACAGGGCTAATTAAACTATTTAAAATACTCATATATTATACACTATTTTTAGTCAAAAGTCAAGCTATTCTTTGTTACGTAGTTTCTGTATAGTGTCAGTTTCCCAGATGCGGATACCTAACCAGATAATAGTAAACAAAGAAGCAACAGGCGGTAGCCATGCAGCCATTGTCATAAGAGCTGTAGAAGCTGCTGCTACGTCTATAACGTCTTTACCAGTATCAAGAGCCATAGGACAAACCTGCTGCAATAGCTGCGTTAAGCGGAGCCATGTCTTCAGTTGTCCAGAAGTCTTTACCTACCATTAGCTGTAGATGTTGTACGTTACGCTCTACACAGTTAGCAGGTTCATAGTAACCAGAGTCATCAGCAACAATAGCGTTGATTAGGTCTACACTTTGTAAACACCACAAGTATTGTTGTGCTGGGGTTGCGTCATGCTGGCTCATTAGTTATTCTCCAGTTCTGTTACACGAGCAGATAGTTCTTGTATAGCTTTAACAAGAATAGGAATAAGATTACCTGCTGTAGCCTCTAGCCTGTCAGGATTAGATTCATATACTAAGTTTAGTTTGTCTTTGTCAACGCCAGCCGCCTCAAGCAACTCTTGTGCAATAAAGCCTTGCTCTACCTTACCGTCTTTAGGACTGCCTTCACGAGTGGCCCATGTAAACTGACGAGGTTGTAGGGTGTTGATAAAGTCTACACCGTAAGGAGTGTCAGCTATGTTTGTCTTATCTCTAGCGTCTGACAGTGCAGATATGCTTTGTACATTACAGCGTAAGGCAGTAATAGAAGAACTACCTAGTGTTACTTCATGGCTAACGGTTGCTGAAGAAGCATTAGATTGATTACCTATATTAACATTACCCTGACCTGTTGTAATGTTTGACCCTGCTGAGTCACCTACAAAAGTATTACTAACGCCTGTTGTAAGTGCGTTTCCAGCAATATAACCAACGCCTGTATTAAAGTTAGCAGTAGCTTTGTTAAGAGCTGACTTACCTATCGCTGTGTTGCCTGCACCTGTCACGTTTAATAATAACGAATCGTTACCTATAGAAGTATTACTAACACCTGATGTAGTAGCCGGAGCAGCGTCAGCACCAATAAAAGTATTACCTATTCCTGATGTTAAACCAGCTCCAGCGTTAGCACCTAGTGTTACATTGTCAGTAGCTGTAGGGTTGTTGGAAGCTAAGTCTGCACCTAAAGCCACAATAGCGTTGCTGTTGTTTTTTGTGTATAGCTTTTTGTCTGTGACGTTTACCGCCAGTTCACCCTGTACTAAGTCACTAGCAGAGGGAGCAGCGCCAGCGGTACTAGAGTTCTTAGTTATAATCTTAGTCATTACTGACCTCCGTTAATAAATATGTATAATGCAATGCCTACAGTAATCAGTAAAGCTGTGCCTAAGATTGTCTTGACTGCTTCAGATACTTTAGTTTGTTTACGTAATCTAGCTAATCTTTCTTTCTCTAGCTTGTGCTTGTGTTCCATCAGAGACTTGTGTTGTATGTTTAACATGTCACGCCACACATCTCTAGGGGTTATCTTCTTCAGTTCCTTCTCACGCTCTCTAATGGCGTTCTTAGCCCATGCAAGCTCTAAGGCTTCCTCCTGTGTCAGTACGTGATCGCCCTGCTTAGAAGCCTCCTCAATCGTTTCTACGGCTACCTTGCTTTCCGTAAGACTTGTAAAAATACCAGCTAAGTCTGACAGGTGCGACCCAGACTCTTTGACAGTTTTAATACCTGCGTTAAGAGTCTTGAGTACACCTACAACTGCTGAGATTTCTGCAATCATATTAGCTGCCTAAAGTTGGTCTTGTGTTCGGGAAGTCTGCTGTGCTAGGCCAATCGCGTAAGGCAGCACGATACGTCATGTAAGCAGCGTGTTGCGGGTGGTCTGTAACTACCACTACCCAATCAGTATTGGCAAGCTCCATGTCACGCCACGCCCTTGCAGACTCTTCTGCCGTAGGTACAGCAAGCACAGTAGCCGTCACTTCCTCATAAAAATCAAAGTTAGCTTCAACGAACTCACGGTCTGCCTTGATGGTATTAATAATGCTTCCACCTTCAGATTCTAAAATGTTAAATTTAGCCACCGTAATCTCCTTACGTTATGCTTTTGTACTGAATTAAAATAATGCCGTCACCACCGCGACCTGCTTGGCAAGAATAAGTGTTTCTGGTTTTGTTGTTGTTGTTAAAACCACCCCCGCCTCCACCAATACCTCCATTGCCTGCGGTTCCTTTAAAGTAATCTGCACTGTTGTAGACAGTGCCACCGCCAGAACCAAAACCGCCATGTGACGCAATATTTACTGCAAAACTGCCAATACTTTCATTAAAAAAAGGAATGCCGCCTACCTCACCGCCTGTCATCCTGCCGTAAGCCAGAGGGTCGTAGGGAGAAACAAAATCACATTCTGCTGGATTGCTGCCCCACTGCGAGTTAAAGCTGGTTTCGCCATCGTGTCCATTTGCAGTTGTACCCACACAGCCACCACCAGCAGTAGCATTTGAACCGCCACCAGTAAAGTTGACATCTCCTCCACTCGCTGACCCGCCTGCTGTAGACGATGTATTGCCACCGCCTCCACCATTAGCTGTCAAAGTGGTTGAGCCATCAGTTGCTGACGTATTGCCGCCTGCACTACCGCTGCCGCCACTACTACTGGCAGCGCCACCGCTTGCTCCAACAACCATCGTCCAGTTAGTTCCTGTGGATACTGTCAGTTCTTTTCTACAGTACCCACCGCCACCGCCACCGCGAGTCCATGTAGTGCCAGTTTCCACACCACCACCACCGCCAGCCCCTATACAGTGAATAGTCACAACTCCTGAGTAGGGGGGAGTCCATGTCGTTGATTTGCTAATCCAGACGTTGTATAGAGAAGTAGTTGTGCCGCCCCCGCCTGCTGATATTAAGTCTGTTAGGTTTGACATTTATATAAACACCCATGATGAAGTTGAAGTTCCAATAAGTCCTATGGACATATTAGCTACGTTGATTGTTAAGTCTGTTGCAGAGCCTACGATAGTGCTGCCGTTACGCCCAATGACTGTCGTGTCAAAGTTACCTACAGTAACGTACACCTTCATGCCTACAGTGGGCGTAGGTAGTGTAAGAGTCACACCTGACGCAGACACAAAGTGATGCGTGTTAGCTGTTGCGTTCGCGTTGCTGCCCACAGTTGCCGTAGGAATACCAGCGGCTATCGTGTCAGCAAGAACGCCCGTTGTTACTTTAGTTAGTGCCATTAGCCCACCTCTGGTCTTGTGTCTGGGAATCCATTGGCGTATTCACCAGCGTCATTCTTAGCAGGCCAATCGCGTAATGCCTGACGGTAAACTAGGATAGCCTCAGCGTTAGGGTAGTCGGAAACTGTGGCTGCTATGTCTGTGCGAGTTAGTTCGCCATCACGCCACTGACGGGCATCTTCCTCTATCTCAGCAGTAGTTGGCTCAACAGCCTCATTGACCATCTTATCTTCATACCAACCGTCATACTGAAATCTAGTCAGGCCGTTGTCTAATACTGCTGTGCTTATTGGGGTAGTCATTATTTGCTCCTTTTAGCTATCTAGCCGAACTAAACAGCCTGCTTGTCTTGAATCAGCGTGTGTAGTCGCCACGCTTGACGCAACAGTAATAGTTAAGCTGTTTTCAAAACGCACACAGGCTGCGGGATTAACAAGAGGCGCGTTGACATTCGGCCACAACTGTTTAGGGTAGTAACCAGCACCCCCTGAATAATCAACAGTCATGTTATCTGGGTTTCCTACGGGTGCGCTACTTTGGCCAGCGTCCATTGCGGATTGAGGAGGATGTGTTACAACACCATCAGCTAAATTTTGACCTAAAGTTATTGCTGAAGGTAAACCTAAGTAACCTCTTATGTAGTAACTCCCTGCCGCTGGAGCTAAAGTTACTGTTGTTGCTACTCCATCTACAGTAACTATAAAAGTAGTGACTAAATTAGCAGTGCCGTTTGGCGCAGCTCCTCCAAAAGCATATATTAAAGACCCCCCTTTACCGCTAACGCTGTAGATAGTCCTGTGTGTGTTCGCTACAGAATTAGTGTCTGTAAATGCAGTTAACGTCTTAGTGTTATAATAATAGGTACCATAAGCTCTAAAACCGTTATTTACCCAAACACCTACATTTTGAAAATCAGCATTAAATCTTGGCATCTTTGCAGGGTCGCGATTTAAACTGTCTCTACTTCCTATTACTGCCATGTCTATAACCTCTTAAATGGTTGTCCAGCCAATCGTGCTATCCACGTAGACCAACTGTGCTGCGTTATTCTGTGGCAGTTGAGCATCTCCAGCTACCGAATTAATATTTGAGCCGTTACGACCTACAGTAATTAATGCTGCCCCTACGTTCTTAGCCGTAACAACATCACCTGTTGATGGACTAGCTGGGAGTGTAAGAGTAAATGCGGTAGATGCATGATTACCTACAATTTGGTCGCCAGACAGCATAGTGTAGTTGGCTGTCTTAACTAGCCAGTCGTTATACAAGCCCCCAACTGTGGCAAAAGACAAAGTGCCTGAACCGTTAGTTATAAGTGCTTGTCCTGTGCTGCCGTCAGTGACAGCAAGTTTTGCAATGTTTACAGCGTTGTCTACAATCTTAGCCGTAGTGACTGTAT